AAGAACGGCTTCAGGAGAGCCCGTTCTTGCCATGCGCAACAGGTTCTTTGAGCAGAACCCTACGGCAGCCGAGCAGACGGCGTTGCTGTGCCGCCCCGGTCTTGAACGGGCTTTTGCAGTTGGTGACGGGCCGATCCGTGGCATCTACACGCAATCCGGGGTTTTCAACGACGATTTGTTTGTGGTTTCCGGGAACCTTCTCTACCGTGTGGACAAGGCATTCAATGCTGTCCAGGTTGGCGCAATCGAGCCGAACGACAGTTTCGATGTCGAAATGGTGGCCACCGCGCGGTTCGGGGAAACCAGCGAATACCTTTTCGTTGCCGACGGGACAAATCTTTGGGTTTACATCGAGAACGGTTTTGCGCGCGGGACGCTCAATGGTTCTTCGGTAGCCAATAACGACACCGTGGAAATTGGCGGTGTCTTTTACCAGTTCACCAACGCCTCCGTTGACGTTCCCGGCGCAAATGGGACTTCAGGCAACCCATGGAGAGTCCGTCTTGGCGCTGGGGTTACTGAATCTTTCACCAACCTTGCTTTTGCGCTCGATGCGCCCCTGTTTGGGCAACCCGGTGTGAATTACACCAGTTCCACGGTCGCTAACCCCCATGTCACGATGGTTGGTGTAAGCGGGGCCAACATGTTTGTTCGCGCCCGTGTGGCGGGGTCACAAGGCAATTCCATCACTACCACGGAAACGGGTGCAAACATGTCCTGGGGATCGGGCACCCTTACCGGTGGCGGCACACCCCAATTGACACGGGTCATAATGCCCGACAACCTTGGTGCCATAAGCGTCGATGTCTTGAAGAACTATGTCATTGTGGTTCCCTCACAGGGGCCGAATGAAGGCGTGAATGGCCGGTGGTATTACATCGAACCGGGGGAGATAATTGTTCGCCCGCTCAATTTCTTCACGGCAGAAAAAGCCCCTGACAGGGTGCAACAAGTCCGGGTTATTGGAGATCAGGCCTGGTTCTTCGGGCAAGCCAGCACGGAAGTATGGTATGCGACGGGCGACGAGAACTTTGCTTTCGCGCCGGTGCAGGGGCAGGTGTTCGACCGTGGCGTGTGGAACGGAACTGCGGTAAAGGTGAAGGATGCCGTTGTGCTTGTCGACATCGATGGCGTGGTTTATGAAGTCTCGGGTAATCTTAGGCGTGTTTCCACCCATGCGGTCGAGGAACACCTGTCTCGGGCTGTCAGAGAGGACTTGAGCTAATGGCACTTATCTGGGCAGACTTTCCCGGTAGCCAGCCCGGTATTTACGGGACCGGGTCCAACTCGCAGTTGCGTATGCTCGATGGAACGCCGTGGACGCAATTCAACGGTCTTAGTTACCTTATGAATGATCCTGACCCAAACGTTCCACCGGGAAGCACATGTTTGAGGGTTGACAGAGGGGGAAATAATAACCCTTTTGTCAACCCCGGTGCTGTTTTGACTTTCCCAAATCCGGTTAATGGCAAAGTATGGGTCGCAGCCCGGGTATGGTTTGATGCGTTTTCAGTTAGCGCGCGAGAAAAATTATTCGTTTTTGCTTCAGTTGTTGATCCAACAGCTACGGCTTACTATGTAAGGCGAGAATACAACGGGGGGTTGTCGCTCGTCAGACGTGATAACTTCAATGAAAATGTTCTGGCTTCTACTTCTGGGCCGGTGTTTACTACCTCCGCGTGGACGCATTTCAGTTTCGAGATCAACCCGGTTACCGGGGCTTATTCTATGCGCCGTGAGGATCGTGTGATTTTCAGCGGTACCGACCCTAGCCCTATTGGGTTCACCGTCGGATTTTTCATGGCAACATCACAGGAGAACACCAGCAACCTGGGAAACTATTTCTATTTCAAGGACTTCTGCATTGGTAACGGAACCGGAACCGAAAATACCACGCATCCCGGAACGGTTATCGTTTACGACATTAGGCCTGATGGAGACGACGGGTTGGGCGGGTGGACTACTTCTTCCGGCTCCACCGGGTGGAACCTTCTGAACGAAAGCACCCCGGACGATAATGGCTATGTCTCTGCCGGAACTCCCGTTCCGTCCCCAAGTCAGTTTACCTTGTCCAATCTCCCGCCGGATGTTTCTTCGGTTCGTGGTCTTATCTCCATCGTTCGTGCAAGAAAAACCGATGGCGGGGACGGCGATTTGCAAGTTTCCATGACACCGAACGGAATAAACTATGCCGTCGGGGCCAACCGGGCTATCACGACGGCGCAAACATACTGGTTCGACGTAAGTGAAATCAGCCCGGCCACTACTGTCCGTTACACCCCAGTTGAAGTCAACAATCTCCGGTTGCGTTTAAACAGGACGCTCTGACATTGGCGCTCACACCCGAAATCAGGGCTTCGCAAGCGGCGGTCCGCTCGCTTGGCGAGAACGCGCCTTCCGCGCGTGTTTCGCAAGCGGCGGTCCGCTCGCTCATTAATTTCCCGGCTGATTTTGTAGAAGCCAGCCAAATAGCAGTCAGAAACACGCTCGAAACCCCTCTCGACATCGAAGTGTCCCAAGCCGTTGTGAGGACGCTTGTGTTCTTGCGCCCGCCTGATAAGCAGGCGCGCGCATGGAAATTCGTGCAAGACGGGCACGAGTTTTATATCCTCAAGCCCGGCGACACGCGAACGCTTGTGTTTGATCGCGCGACCGAACAATGGCATCATTGGTCCAGCCCGAACAAATCTTACTGGCGACTCCGATGCGGGCTTAACTGGAACGGCAAGGCCTTTGCTGGCGATGATACGTTCGGTGTGGTTTACCGCATCGACCCGTTGTCGGGTGTGGACGAAAGCCCAACCCAACCCGGCGTGTATGACCCTTTCTTTCGTCGGGTTACAGCTACGTTCCAGGTGAGAGGACGAACAAAAACACGCCTCAATGCGGTGCGCCTGACAATGGACATGGGCCAGCCGCTGGCAAGCCATGTCGGGATCGAGATGCGCTACAGCGATGATTATGGCAAATCCTACGTCTCGGCTGGCACGATCACGCTTCGCCCCGGCGACTACCGGCAAGAAGTCTTGTGGCGTTCCCAAGGTGTGGTGCGCCCGCCTGGGCGGTTTTTTGTGTTCGAGGACTATGGCGCGTCCATACGTATCGACGGCGTGGACATCGATGTGAGGGGCGTGAAGGAATGAGCATCCCGCGTTCACGGATTCCGCCGCTGAATATCAATAACCCGATTGTTGATCCGGCAACGGGCATACCAACACCACAATTCATGCGGCTATGGCAGCAGTTGTTCGGCAATGAATCCCTGGCGTCTTCGGATGCGTCCAATGCGTTGACATTATCCAACGCATTGGAACCCCGTGTCGATGCATTGGAGCCCCGTGTCGATGCATTGGAACAACGTCAGATAATCGCTGGAACCGGGCTTACCGGTGGAGGCGATTTGTCCGCCGATCGCACCTTGGCGCTTTCGAATACATCCGTAACACCCGGTTCCTATACCAACACCAATCTGACGGTTGACGCACAGGGACGGATAACTGCGGCTTCGAATGGAACTGGTGGCGGGGGCGGCGGCGGTGGTCCGCGATGGAACTTTGCATTGCGGTGGACAACCAATGTGGTAGCCACGGCGACGGGGTCATTTTCCAATAACCCCAACGCTTCTTTACATTCGGTGCCAATTAATAGCTTCTATTGGGGCACTACTTCAAATCCACAGACACTTACTTTCGACTTTGTTACTTCTTCAGTCGTGTGTACGGGCTTTCGTATTTTCCAGAGCAGCACGACAGCACAAGGAACATGGCGCTTTCAAGGCAGCAACGATAACCTCAATTGGATCGATCTTGACGTGGGTTGGTCTTGGGCACCTGTAGTGCAACCCGGCAATTTCTATGTTGTAGAAAGGACTTTTGCCAACGCCAACGCATATCGCTATTATAGATTCGATAAGACAGCAGGAAGCACAAATAGCGGGCCATATGTGTCGTGGTTTCATTTTCGGCTTGAGTAATGGTTCTGCCCGACGAAACAGCGTTCCTCGAACAAAGGCTTCGGCAGTCCGACGCCATGAGGATCATGCGCGAAGGTTTCGATATTGCCGAATGGGCAAGCGAGTCTGACAATTGGGTCTTGCGCGAAGGAATGGACGCCATCTTGCTTGAAGGCGACAACATTTCCGTTTATAACATACATTGGTTGCTGGCTTCTCGCGGCAGAAATGCCTTTCTTGCCGCAGAGCGACTTCTTGGCCGCGCCTTCAACGAGCGGAATGCGCTCATCTTGTTCGGTTATACGCCGGTGGAGATGAAAGCGGCCAGATGGTTCAACAGGAAAATCGGCGCAATCTCCACAGGGCTTGTCCGAATGGACAGTATCCTTTTCGAGGGGTTTTACATGACCCCGGAGGTGTATGAGGTAAACCGATGTCGTTTCTTACCGGCAAGGAGTCCCGCAACAAGGCCTTCAAGCAATTCCGCCGCGATCTGTCCCCGCTGATGACGCAACAGGCCGAACGCGCCAGCGCCTTTCAGGATCAGGGCGGGCGTTTTCTGGATGCGTATGGCGGAGCGCTCGGCCTTGGGGACGAGGAAGCCTTCAACACCGGGCTTAGCCGTTTTCGGCAATCCATTGGTTATAACACCATCCTCGATGATTCGATGCGTGGGATCGCCGGTTCCGCCGCCGCTCGTGGCGTGATGGGTTCGGGCGCGGCTCTGCGGGCCATGCAGGACTGCGCCGCACAACTCGCCAACCAGACCTTCAGCAACTATCTGGCGCAGGTTCTCGCTGGTTCGCAGACAGGTTTCAACGCTGCACAAGGGGCCTTTGGCGCATCGCAAGGATATGGTGGGCTTATTGCGCAAACCGGGCAGCGCGGTGGCA